GGGGTCCTTCCCGAACGGGTAAAACTTCTTGGGCCCGTTCCCTTGGGCGTCACGTATACACTATGGGTATGGTTAGCGGGGAAGTCATTGCGCGGGATATTGAGGCCGCGGAATATGCCGTATTTGATGATATGCGGGGCGGCATTGCTTTTTTCCCTGCATGGAAAGAGTGGATGGGGGCGCAATCAGTTGTCACAGTGAAGCAGTTGTACAGGGATCCCAAACAGATGAGGTGGGGCAGGCCCACCATCTGGTTAGCAAACACCAATCCGATCGACCAGCTCACGGATGCAATGGATAGAACTTGGTTGGATGATAACTGTGACATTGTCTACATAGGGGAGTCGATCATTTCTCATGCCAGTACATAGTAGAATTTGCGCCAATCTGAAGATAGTCCGTCGATGTTGCGCCTGTGCCAGGTTGAATGATATCGACTACGTAATAGTCTCCCATTCCAGCTTTACCCTCGGTGCTATAATAACTCCCTGACTTTATGTCCCCACTTTCGTCGTCGTCATACACCAAGTTATGGCCCATTGGGTGCCAAAGCTTTCTCTCTCGAACTAACCCGTTTGCGTTACCGGACTGCATGGTCCAGGTCTTGTCAAACTTCAGGGTCAAGCGAGCAGTATCCACAGGGGCGGATATGAGATCATCCCAATCCCTTCCATTTTGCCCCTTGAACAGTTGGGCCCACATGGCGGCGAGGGTCTGATTCATGTTGTTGAGATTTGTGTTGAGCCAGGGGCGCTCAATGCCGTTAGACGTATCGAGATACGGGGCGTACGTTTGTGTTGGGGTGTCGCTAACGACTGTGTTGAATGGCGTTATACCCTTCAGGGTAAAGCATATGCGACGGTGGAACCAAGGGATGCCTGATGACGTCTGTATGCGGATGTGCTCGGATAAACCCTTCATGTAGCATGTGCTAGCGGTGCGTGATGCATCGTTGGCAACAGTGGACTGTGCGTCTAGGGTCTGGGCAGTGGGGCAATAAACGAAGAACCCGCCAATATTGTTGATGTAGGCAGGACCTTGAGCAAGGGTCCTACTTGCTGCTGTTTGTGTCGTGTTCGACCATGACAGCATCCCGTTTCGCTTCTTGGTGCTCGTTGTGTTCAGAATGCTTTTCTTCGTCATTCGGCGGAATGTTTTCCTTGTTCTCCGATAGGTTCGCTTCTTTACGTAAGAGCTTCGGCGGTTTGTACGCCTTCGGCCAATAGCCCGTGTCGTTCTTCGACGATATGTGGAACGTGCAGGCATCGTCGGTGCAGAAGGACCAATGCAGATAAGCGTGAGAGGGGGTGAGGAGTGGAGCAGACATTGCGGTGAGGATAAGGGGGGCACGATGGCTACTTATAGGCCTTGCCTGTGCCATTGTGCCGTGGTATAATATTAGTTTCCCACGGCACTCTTTGCCAGTCACCTGATTTTTTTATGCCCCCCTTCAAATTCGACGGTCGATATGCCCTCCTCACTTACGCGCAATCTGGCGATCTTGATGCGGGACTTGTTGTGGAGCATCTATCGAGGCTACACGCAGAGTGCATCATTGGACGAGAAGATCATGTGGATGGAGGCACTCATCTGCACGCTTTCTGCGATTTCGGTCGAAGGTTTCGATCACGACGAACCGATGTCTTTGATGTGGGAGGCCGCCATCCAAACATCAGCGTTTCTTACGGAAGTCCAGACGCAGGTTACGACTATGCGATCAAGGATGGTGATGTTGTCGGAGGGGGACTCGAACGACCAAGTGGAATTGGAGTTTACGAGGATGAGTCAGCATGGGCTGTTATCCATCGAAGCCCAGATGAGTCATCGTTTTGGGAATCTGTTGCACGACTCGATCCAAAAACACTGTGCACCAATTACCGAAACCTCCGAGCTTATGTCGACTGGAGATACAACACCCCTGTCTATGAGGAGTATGTTCATCCCAGGGGGCTCTTGTTTGAGTTGGGAATGGTACCTGACTTGGTTGGATGGAGAGAAGTCAGTCTTGGAGCTACTAGAGGTAAGCAAGTCCTGATCGTCCTTTGCATTGCGTCTCCTCGAGGGGGGGGAATGGTTCGGGGCTAAAGCCCCTATCCCCCCCCGTCGTCGCCGAAGGGAAACATGTCTTTGCTTCGATCGAGGTGTTAATTGTCTGATGTAGGATCACGACCGAGAGGTCTAGTGTTGTGGGGTCCTTCCCGAACGGGTAAAACTTCTTGGGCCCGTTCCCTTGGGCGTCACGTATACACTATGGGTATGGTTAGCGGGGAAGTCATTGCGCGGGATATTGAGGCCGCGGAATATGCCGT